TTACCCGCCGTTTTTGTAATAATTTGGCGTTAAGGATTGTATTTATTGGTAACGTCAATTAAAGGCTTAGCCCCTAATTCTTTTACTTCCTCCGCCGACCAAATCCCCAGTGCATACATTACACGGATGATATTCCTCTGTCGCATGATATACCACTCATTGCCCGGAGTTAGTCTTGCGTTAGACCAATCAAAATCAGTCTCATCACGTACAGGATTAATGATTTTCGTAGAGTCCGCCCAATAATCCGCATGACCGCCTGAGCTCTTGTATTTTGCAATGCTTACTGAGCCGTTAGCGCATCGTAATACCATCTGAGTTAATGGATACCCTTCGACATTTTCCGAGCTTATAGCGGACCCGTATCCATAGCCATAGATTGTTTCGGTTTTAGCATAGTCCGGAAATTGCAGCCCAGAACCATTATCAAACCATATAGTCCATGGTGTTGTTGTTCTATCAAGCCAATGCGCTGTAGGTGGGCGCTTTGGTCTAACAGCGCCACCGGTATTATTAGATGATAAGCTACTCCCCACTTTCTCTAGCTTTTTGTTTATTTTGCCTATATCCGCTCCAACTTGTTCGGCAAATTCTTCGAATTTTTGATTATTAGACATTATATTGGCCTTAATTAGCGATTTTTCCCACGTTCATAGGCGGCTTTTAAATCCAGGTTATCAAGTGATTCCGTTTTTGTTTTTAAACCCTCTAAGGCCTCTTTAAATTCGGTCACTTTTTGGATTAATTTGGCTAATCCATCTTCACCGCTTTTTATCCCTTGTAAGGCCTCTGCAAGCTCTTTAATTGTGTCCAAGTCTTGAGATACATTACCACCGAGTAAATCGTTTTTTAGTTCTCTGATTTTTTCTTCAAATTTTTGCTGCACCTCTTTACTTTGTTGTCCGAGGTATTCTGCAAATTCGGTTAAAAGTTGGCCTGTTGTCTTTTGTGTCATGTTATAGTGCTCCTATTTTGTAATGATAAATGAGATCCGATAGTTTTAATTGTGTGTCTGTATTAGCGCGGTAGTTAATTGGTAGAGCTTTAACTTTTATTGTTGGTTTGGGGCGGATTTTTACTTTTAATGTGGGTTTTGTGTGTACTTTTACTTTAATCACATCAAACATTACACACCTCGTGTTACATCATGAGTTAGCTCTAATGAGCCACCACACAATGTTTTCAATTTCCCGTTTTTATCGGTGCATTGCAGATCCCATTTTGCCGTAGTCCACGACACTCCGTCGGTCTTATCATGCGCTACAACAACATCAATATAATTCGACCGCACTTTAATCTCGCCCGAATCGCTTGATAGCTTGATGATATCGCCTTTTTTCTCGGGTTGGATGTGTAAGTTAAAGCGGCAATCTGTAAAATCTAAAGGATCGCCTTGTTCGTTGGTGATTTCAAACGTCCATCCGTCATCATCTCCACGCACCATCTCTAAATCGATAATATCCATGGTTTCCTCAATAAAAAAAAGCCCCACAATGGGGCTTGGTTGATTGCTCAATATTATTTAGCTCTATTCCTGAATCATTAAAACACTTCCGATGAAATCGGCGTCTCCGGCAAAATAAAGAAAATAAGATTGATTTTTATCTAAAACTCCTGTGTCGGATCCGCCCTCTCTTTCTTCATCTGTGGTTAATTTTCTTGTTCGTATGCTCCCATTGAGTATCTCAATACATCTCCCTTTGTACGATTTTTTAGGGAAATAAAATGCTAATAATTTAAAACCGGAAATAGACATTTCTTTATCTTCTCGCATGTCAAAATCTAGTTTAATTAGTTGTTTTGGCGCAGCGGTTAGTACCTTCCCGCTTATGTTTACTCCATAATTCGATGTGGCTGGCGGCTCTTCCATTCTTAAAATGTCAAACCCGACCTTTGTGCCACCTCCACGCGGATTCCAATTAAGAAACGTTTCACCAAAGACCTCGTCATTCTCATTTTGGTAGAATGTAATTGAGTCGGTAACATAGTCATCATTTCTATCATCATATCTCGTCCATGATAAGACAGTTCCCGATGCACTCCACCCTTCTTGCGTTGGTTCCGTTATGCTGTCCGGCGAATAAGGCGAATAAACAGATAATAAATACTCATTAGGCGCAAGGGTAAAGCATTTCGTGATTCCGTAATTAAAAGGCTTCTCGATCTCTCTTTTAACAAGTGAGTAATGATACAATCCGTCTAACCCTTTGCCATCAACAACTACAGAGTAGTTACTGCTAGCACCATTAATCTTTTCAGTGATTAATGCCTTTGTTTTTTTGTTGCTAAATGCGATGTCTCGCATAGTGTTGCCTGTTATTTTTACAGCATTATCATTAACCCGTAACTCATCACCAAACACCTTAACGCCGTATGACATATTTACCCCCTTAAATGTGGACTTTTTTGATAAAAATGCTTTAATCTTGGTTAACAACTTCATTAGTTTGTTTCCCTTCTGTTATTAATGACAAGATTTCCTCTCCGCGGAAAATTGAGTCTTGATTAATTGATAGTAATTGCATTGCGGATAAAACAATAGCGCTGTTTTGGGGCAAGGACACATCATCAATCAATAACCCTGTTATTAACCCGTTTTTCATATTGATAAAATCTGATTCGGTTTCAAAACTTGCGATCTGCACCTCCAGTTCGTTATTGATAAAATCAACCCTTATTTGCGATATAGTATGATATTTGCGCACATTTGATGTGATACCACTCAACATACTGATTTCTTTTTTAAAAAAATAAATCATGATAATTTACCTAGCCTTACCCTTAGATTTCCTGATTCGTCATATACATCAATTCGATCATTTGTGATAACCATTCCGACATTCCCGCTGTTAGCTCGAATAGTCACGCCACCAGACCCATTAACAATAAATCTATTATTAATATTTAGAGATCCTCCATTAATAACAGGAGATTGGATAGTCTGGTTAGATTTGATATGTTGACCAAGGATTGTGCCATCAGCTATCAAGTCACCGCTCAAAGCTAATTGGTTATTTGCAACAGTAAAGACGTTTTTTATTACGCCATCGGTAGCGCTTTTAACAACGCCGAATTTGTCAGCCATAACAATGACTGAGCTTTCTGCCGTATTGCCGTCACTTGATGCGCCAAGGGCAATTCCCGCAATTGCGGTACGTCCGCCAGCTATTGCTTGTGTTTTGATGGTATGTATCGCCGAAAATTTACTGCCCACATCTTCAACTTTTCGGCTTGCAACTTCGATTTTAGCTGCGGCATTTTTGGCTAAGTTTTTAGCACTTTTTGCCGATTCCGTGGCTCCGCTGATTTCATCGATGAGTTCTTTTGTGAATGCGCTCTTGTTGATTTGTCCGTGGATATAATCAACAATCTTTGTCGCGTCGCGCTCTGTTACGCCCTCGACCGCATCCGTAAATTTACCCGCGACATCTTTACTCACCATGCGCGCCCAAAAATAGAACGTTTCAGCAGCACCTAAGCCGGTGTAGCTGTAACTATTGGTCGGGTATGCGAGAGTGACAAGTTTTCTAGCGCGTTGGAAATTGTTGTCTTGACTAACCCAGATTTCGATTGCGGCATTCGTGTTCGCAAAAATCGGGTTACGCCAGTTAAGATCGATCCCCATCACCTTACTTATAGTGACAAGCTCTTTAATATCAAAATTGATACTAAAGCTCTTTGTAATCGGTTCAGACAGTTGCCCGGCAAGGTTTTTCGCGCGAATTTCGGCGATATAGTCGCCGTCCGGCAAGTCGCTAAACGCGATAGACGGCTGATCCAAATCGTCGTAAACGTTAAATAAATTACTGTTACGATAGAGTTTTACTTGATATTTAAGACCTTGACCGACAAAGTTTGCCGGCGGCTTAAAACTCAATGAGATTCCGCTGCCGTCCGCGTTTACTTCGGCGTCGCTTACTGCCGACACCCCGGCTTGATGTAACGTTGTATTACGAGACTCAAAACTTGCCGAGTTATCAACAATCGCTTGTTTTTGCGGCTCATGTTGTAACGCCGTGATCGTATAATTGCCGTCGTTTTCAGAGATGCCGATAGCACGGTATAATTCCGTGCGCACTAACGGCGTTTGTAGTGCCCAGTTGTCGTCAGGGTTTAAGTTTTCCGGTACGCTCTCCAAATTAACAACATTTCCAGCGACACTTAGGATTTTAACCCGTTCTGTGCGCTGTCCGTTGTTATCTCTCACAACGTAGGAAAGATAGCTGTCTCCCTCAATTTTGATTTTGCGGTCTAATTCGACCGCACTTTGATTAATTGCTACAACGCGCCCGCCGAGGTTTGTTTTAGCCCAACTATTGTCCGCAACTTCGATTATATCGCCTGGCAAGTGGTGTAACCCCTCGCGCCCAACGGTAAATGTAATAGTGCATTGCTCCAATTTAGAGGTGACAAGTACCCATTTCCCGTAACGGCGCGCCTGCCCGCGTGAGGTACAAGCGAACGCAGTGATTTTTTTAACGTTGTAGCCGTAACGCGCCACCATCTCATCATCGACAACATACTCGATAGCTTTTTGATACATGTTGTTTTTGTCGGCGTATTCCACTTCCACGGCAGTATAAATGGATTTCAATGGTACATATTGACGAGCAAATTTACCGTCAATTACGTTTGCTTGAGAGTAAGTGCAGACTGGATCTGTTGGTCTATCTTGGATTGCCAACATCTGCATTCCGTTCCACGCCACGATCGCGCGGAAAACGGATGACATATCGTTTAATACTTCGTATGCCGAGCGCTGCTCCGTAATCCAAATTCCCGCCGTCATTCTCGGTTCTTTGCCGCCGTAACCGTCCGGCACAAGCTCGTCGCAATACTGCGCAATTTGATAAAGCTGGAATTTATTAAGCCCGTACTCGCTGATTCTTTTACCGATCCCTACATCGGGATTGGTTGCTAAATCGTAAAAAATCCAAGCTGGGTTTTCCGTCCATGCTTTTTTAAAATCCCCTCGCCAGATTCCTGGTGCATAAGTGCGTGTTTCAGGATCGTAAATGGACGGTACGCTGATAATACGTCCATCCAAGAGCGAATTTACATTTGGGAAATTGGGGGTATGTCGGGAGTCGGTTTTAATGCCGATCATTGCAATGTTTGGATATGACAGTTTAGCGTCGATAATCTCCGTATAACTGCTCCAAACGATAGCATTTTGTAAGCGTTGGCTTTTTGAGTCCGCTGTAACCCGTCTAACGGTGACATTAAACGGCTTAGGAGGTAGATCATCGATAATATAGCTACGATAAAAACGTGAGGATGACTTGCCGTTGATAGAGTAACTTTTGTAAAGATTACCGTTTATTAAAATTTCAAACTCTACAGACGCTCCGTTTGTGTCACCTTGATCATTTTGGCTAAATAATGCATTAACACCAATTGTCACACGCAATCGATCAACGTCAGGATCGATAATTGAGCGAGTGATCGGACGTTCTTTTTTAACTTCGATACCAATAGGAACTTCCCGCTGACTACTCTCAAAACCGGTCATTGGTAACTGATCTTGAGTTCCTAGAGTGTACTGGATTTCAACATTGGTAAAATTAAAGCTATCTACGTCATCATCACCTTTGCCACTTTCATTTTGGATCGGCGTGTTATCCAAATATGTTGATTTCCATTTATTCACCGGACCTTTAATTGGCCCAAATGAGATAATCCCAATGGCGCTTAAACGCTGTGATGATAAAAGCGAATCAGGCGCTTCAACCGGAGTATGACCCCCACCGCCTTTTGAACTACCACCCATATTTACTCCAATAAAAAACCGCACCTAAAAAGTGCGGTCTGTTAATTACGTTTTAATGTTCTTCTTTTGCTGGTTCCACCAGCTTGCGTGTTATCAGCCTCAGGTACATCGTCGTACGTTTCCACACCTTGCGATACTAAAACAAGACTTGTCATCATGCGCCCGTAAAGTAACGGTATTGGCCGCCCTTGTGGAGTAAGATTTTTCAAATTGCTAAATGAGGTGCTTTGATTTTTTTCGCCTTCTTTAATCTTCTGATCTCCCATGCTCGGCGTGGGTGTTAAAAGCGAGATAGCCCCACTAATCACTAATGACGCACCGACCGTAAATGCCATTGTTGCCCCAGCCTGCGCCCCAAGATATGCCCAACCGGCAGCACCGCCGGCATACCAAGACGCAGCAATAAGCACCACTCCAACGATGATTTGCCCGATGCCGACACCTTTACCCGCCCCGGCAATAACCGGGGTGAAATGGATAGTGCAATCAGCCTTAAAATCAATGTCAGCTTTAACTTGATTTTCGTCCAAGTAAGTATTCTTGCCGATTCTGACTTTGTAATAGCCTTTTTTGAGATGTTCGCGTAATCCCTTGATTTGCGTCAAAAGCCCGCTCATTAACTCAGAAAAAGAATCAACCTCAAGTTCTACTGGCTCACGCACAAATCGTTTAAGATCGCCGTAAAATTTAACTTGTACCATTGCTTATGTCTCCAGATTGAGTGCGTGTTGTTGAGCCAAAATCCATCATACGGCACGCGGGCGGATAGTCGATCTTGGCTGTGATGTAACATCATTTGATTACCGAGATATACTCCGGCATGATTTGCCACTTTGCTGCCGACTTGGATTAAGACAACATCGCCAATCTGTACATCAGATTCCTGCATCACGCGATAAAATCCGCACCGCAACAGCCCGTCTTCGTATAAATTGGCTGTTTTAAACCAATCAAAGGGGTATTCTGATTCATCACCCAAATCAATACCGGCAAGCATATAACTGTCTAATACGATATTTCGGCAGTCTTGCTTATTGTTTTCAAATTGTCGCCCAAGTAGCGGCGGGATGTTTCTAAACTGTTTAACATCTCCACCAACAACTAACCAAAAATCCAAATCTAACCTCACTTGGCATGAGCGATCGGAGGCAGATAAATACGGTAGGCCGCGCACATCGTCACTGTCTGGGTGGGAGTGCACCAGCGCAACAATCTCGCCTTGCTCTTCGGCTCTGATAAATTCTTCCGGTGCAATTTCGAAAAAATTTACCGGATCGGAAGCAACATTAGTACACGGGTAATAATACAAATCCCCACGCACAGATAAAACAAACCCGCAAGATTCCTGCGGGTGACATCTCGTGGCATGGGCTAATATTGCCTGTTTCAACTCAAAATCAATCATATTAATTACCAAATTGTGTTGTACTCGGGAAACCACCGAACGGCAATACCGCATTTTTTCCCCAGCGTAATTTACACCCGCGCAAACAGTGTGAGCATTTATCTTTTTTAGGATCTGTGGTCGGCTTGTCGTATTCGTCCGCCACCGGTCCGCCCGTGTAACCGCACTGAGAAGATCTATATTGCCAAATACAAGTATCAGATGTAATCATCAATAGAGGAATTCGTGCGCCGTCAGTCTCAATCGGCAATGCCAGCTCGAATGTTGCCGTAACATCATCAAGAGATTTTAACTGTTCGATAACATACAAACTCACCGCTTCCTGCATCGGGTCGGCGTTTGGGTTACCTCCGTCAAAATTTACCGAGTCTAAAAACTTCGCGTAAACTTGACGTCGTACGACTTTACCGCCAATCCCCTGCCCAAAATCCGCAACAATACCCGTTACCAACCCATAAAGATTGGATAGCGTAAGTGTAGGACGATTACTTGGCCCACTGCTTGATAACTCAAAGCCCTCAGCATTTATTGGGTATGCGGCGTATTCATTACCTTGCCAGATAAGGTTTTTGCCCCCCTGCGTTAATCCGTTATGAAAACGGTATATTTCGCCTTTTTTATCGGGCGAGCTATTAGATGGGATTTTACTTAAATCAATTTCCCATAATTCAATCAGTGCGCCTTGCTCGAGTTTGGATAATTCCGACAACATTTTATTCGGGGTATCTTTTGGCATTACATCACCTCTTCAAAAGTGCAGCTAATTTCGGTGTATTTTTTATCTACAGTTTTAGACCATTTAGGACAAACCGCCTTGATTAATGCACCGCCCTCATACTCTTTAAATAAAAACGGAGTTACCCCGCTATGCTCCATAAAAAAGCGGTCTAATTCGACCGCACTTTTATGATTTAGCTTGTACGTCAGGCTAAATTTACGCAATAGCGGATTTAGCCCGTCAACCATTCGCTGTTCGTAGCCGTCGCCAAATTTATTTACTTTTCGGCGAGGTTCGCTTTCCACGGTGTATCCGGGTTTCGGACAAAAATTAATTGTTCTTAACGCCACAATTTACCCCTAGTTCAAAAGACCGCCATCGCGCCCACGTTGTTTTCGCATTACCTCCAGCACTTTTACCGTGATTGCGTCGGATAACGCCTTACTTTGCGCAATCTGCTGCTCTACCGTAACATCCTCTTTACCATCTTTAGCAATATTGATTGTGATGCTGATCTCATTGTGATCACCCTCACCACCATTGCTGCTAATTCCTGGATAACTCGGCGAACCACCACCGCCCACGCGCCCACCACTAGCAAAGCGCGGTAATCGTCGCTGATTAAGCGCATTCATAAATGCCACCCCGTAGTGATCCACAGTCCGAGATGTCATCACAAACTCGTTATTGGATAACCAAGCCGGGATTGAGTCGCTTGTTCCGGTTCCTGGACCTTGTACATGACCGCCGGTAGCAAATGCCGCAACG